TAACCCCATCCCAGAACAGGAAACTAACCTCATGGCAGAAAACCTAGAGTTAGACGTTCGCGCCGTACAGGACGAAATTGCGGACCTCCGCCGCGTCGTCGAAGCCGGCCAGACCGTCGCAACACCAACACCGCTCGGCGGCGAGTTCCGCAGCCAGGCAGAGTTCGCTAAGGCGCTAGTAGCCGGCGACACCAAGGCAGTCGAGTTCGCTCGTACCGCATCGACCTCGGCAGACGCCGCGATCGTGGCACCATGGTTCGGCTACATCAATACCCTTATTGCGAACAACCGACCAACCGTTTCAGTATTCAGCCGCGCGGCTCTACCAGCTAGCGGCCTCACAGTCGAATACGCGAAAATCGACAGCAACACCCTCGCAGTCGGCCAGCAGGACCCAGAGAACGAGGCGCTATCATTCGGTAACCTCACTTTTGAGACCGTTAGCGCAACCGTAAAGACCTACGGCGGATACACCACATTCAGCCGCCAGTATGTCGAACGCTCACAGGTAAACACACTAGACCAGGTATTCCAGGGCCTAGCACTTGCCTACGCAGGAGCAACCAACAGCGCGCTAGTAACCGCTATTGGCGCTCTTGACTACACCGGTAAGATTTTCGACGCAGACGGCGGCACCGCTAGCTCTCTCGCCGAGGGCATCGCAAACGGCGCAGCATACATCTACTCAAACACCGGACTACGCCCAGAGTTCATCCTCACCGGCGTCGATGGTTACGTAAAGATCGCTAAGGTCGCAGCGGGCGATGGTCGTCCAGTATTGCTAACCGATGGCGCGGGCGTAAACAACATCGGTACCGCCAACGTACCTGGGCTATCAGGCTCAGTATTTGGCCTACCGATCGTAGTGGACCCGGCAATCGGCACCGGCATCGTCTACATGGCGAACAGCCAGGCAGTAATCACCATGGAAAGCGCGGGCGCTCCAGTCCGTCTAACCGATGGCGACATCACCACCCTCACCGACAGCGTTAGCGTTTACGGGTACATGGCAATCGCCACCCCACGCGCCGGCGCTATCGTCAAGCTCGACGTAACCGCCTAATAAAAAAATGGCAGTAACGTTGGCAGAGTTTCAGGCGTACGTTGGTACGGACGAAACTGATTTTCCGCAGGAGTGTTTAGACGGCGGCCTCGCGCTAGTCGTCCGCTACATCGGAGCAGTCACGACCGTACCAGCGACCCTAAAAGACCAGGCGACACTAATCGCCGCGTCTGAGCTCTACCACAGGCGATCGGCACCCCAGGGCGTCGCACAGTTCGCCTCAATGGATGGCACACCGGTCCGCGTAGCCCGCGACCCGATGATCGCCGTCTACCCGCTACTACAACCGTATTGCGGGTATGGAGTATGACCAACGAGATCACGGCAGCCAAGGTCGAGTTCAAACTTGACCTAGCAGCGGCGGGCGTAACCGTTTTGGACTATGTGCCAGAACGCGTTACCCCGCCGGTCGTGATCATCAATGCCGGCACCCCATACCTAACACCATCCAGCATCGGAGCCGAGTATGTTCTCAGCCTCGAGCTAGTTCTAGTAGCGCAAACCGCAACGAACAAAACGGCAACCGAAAAACTAGACGAGCTACTGGAGCAGGTCATCCTGGCGCTACCACCGTACGCCCGAATGATCCAAGCCGGACAGCCCTACAACCTCCAAACAAATAACACCGAGTATTTGGCAGTATCGGTTCAAACCGATCTACAAATCACAATTTAGGAAAGGCTCCAGAAATGGCCGCATCAACGCGCATCAAGGCGCAAAACATTATTTTCAAAATCAACACGACCGATTACGCCTGTGACGCTAACTCAGTCGTCCTCGAGCTAGGCGACGCCCCTGGCGATGTTCAAACATTCTGTGAAGTGAGAACGGGCGGGGAATGGTCACTACAGCTCGACGGCATCACATCGGGCGAGGACACTAGCCTCTACCAGGTATTGTGGGCTAATTTTGGTTCAAAGGTCGCATTCACCATCGCGCCAAACGGCAACGCAACCCCTGGAGCGGACACCCCGCACTACAAGGGAAGCGTAGTGTTCGACCAGTTGCCACCGCTAAACCTAACCTCTAACGAGATCTCACAGTTCTCAGTCACCCTTAGAGTAGACAACGCAGTCCACAACCCGGCTAGCAAGATTTACTACGGCGTGGAGATCGACACCACCGCCTAAAATGGCACAGGCAGACGGCATCAAAGTCGATGGCCTCAAGGACGTCCTCCAAGCACTAAAAACTATTGGAGTACCGACCGCCGAGGTTAGCGCCGCGTCGCAGGAGGCCGCAGAAATTGTGGCCTCCAGTTCGCGGACTTTTGTACCGGTACGCTCCGGCGCGCTACGATCTACGATTAGGGCGAAGAAACAAGCCCGTAAAGTGTTAGTCAGCGCCGGTAACAATACCAAGGTGCCGTATGCTAACGCTATTCACTGGGGATGGTTTTACGACCGGCGTAATTTTGTACAGAAAAACATTATGCCTAACCCATTCTTTAGCAAGGCCCTGGGCGTAACCAGGCAACAGGTTTACCAGACCTATTTTGAAAACATAAACAAGCTATACAACCGGTATAGCAAAGGAGCACCGAGAGGCGACCAATGAGCGACACAGAGCAGACAATCCTAGACGTCCTAACCATGGACGAGATAGAACAACTGGAAAAACTTACCGGATCATCGGTAACAACTTTATTTTCAAAAGGCGATTTTCCAGCGCGGGCGCTCAAGTTCTTAGTGTGGCTATTACAGCTACGCACAGACAAAGATGCCAAAATTGAAACGGTTGGCCAAATGACTTTTCCACAGGCAACTAACTGGATAAAGGATTATTTAGCCGACCCAAAAACGCAAGCGTAAGAGCTAGCGCAACCCGGATGGCCGAGTTCTGTATCGCTACAGGAATGACGCCAACCGAGTACCGAAATCTTACGCTAGCCGAATACGTGGCGTTTTGCGATGCCATTAGAGAGAGGTCCAGGCCATGAGCTTAGTTTTGAACGTCGAGATCCTGGGCGAGTTCAAAAGACTTACTCAGGCAACCAAAGGCGCGGGAGGCGATCTAACAGGCCTAGGACAGACCGCCAGTAAAATCTCATCCGGTATTGGTAAAGCATTCGCAGCTATTGGTATCGGCCTAAGTTTTGCCGCCATCACGCGCGAGCTCAAGGACATGACCGAGGCGGCCATCGAGGACCGCAAAAGCCAAGAGCTACTAGCCAACGCCATGATAAACACAGTCGGCGCGACCGAAAAACAAATTGGCGCGGCGGAAAAAGCGATATCCAAGCTACAAATACAAACCAGCGTGGCCGACGACCAACTTAGACCGGCCTATCAGAAGTTATTTTTAAGTACGCAGGATGTTACTAAGAGCAACGACCTATTAGCCCTGGCGCTCGACGTATCTGCCGGCACAGGCAAGGGCTTAGACGTAGTTGCCCAGGCGATGGCAAAATCATTAGAGGGCAACGATGCCGCGCTAGCAAAACTAATACCAAGCCTCAAAGGATCTAAAACACCTCTCGACGATTTGGCAGCGGCATTCGGAGGAGCGGCCGAAAAAGCCGCCGACACAGACCCATACAAACGCATGGAAATAATTTTCGGAGAGATCCAGGAGCAACTAGGAACCGCATTATTGCCCGTCCTGGATGATTTTGCCGCCTGGATGTCCTCACCTCCAGGGCAAAAGACTTTACAGGAAATCGCAGACGCAGCTACCAACGTACTAAAGGAATTGGTCGGCGTCGCTAAATGGGCCATCGCAAACAAAGACTGGTTGCTACCTCTAGTTGCCGGCATCGGCATATTCAAAACGACCATAGACGGCATAAACGCCGTAAAGACATCCATCGAGGGCGTAACCGCTGCCGTCGGTTTGTTCAAAACAGCCACCGCGGGTACATTCCTAGCCAGCCTGGGCATCGTCGGCGTCGGCGCGGCGGGTTCAGCCGCCGGCGGGTATTTTCAAGGTAAAGCCCTAGCCGAGCAGACCGCAATTTACGCCGGAGGCAAAAGAGGCCAGGAGGCGTTCGAGGGTTTCCGAGGCGTCGGCGACATCCTGGGCGTACCAAGGCCATCACCGTCGGCACCGACAAACGTAACCCTAAACGTGAACCAACCTAGCGCCACCGCCGCCGACATAATCAAAAAACTAGACGACTACTATCGCAATACCGGCAGGGTAAACATGCGATGACGACAGTAGCCAATTTTGATATAGCCACCGACGTCAAAGTCGAGTTTTATGTACCTAACGCCGAGGGCGATGTTTTTATCCTGGGCGTCTCACAATTAGGCAGCACCGACAAACTAAGCGGCGACGGCCAGTTCATCATCGGTTACTCAGAGCTCGGCGGCACAGACGTCCTCAGCGACGGCTCAAGTGTCTATCAATTTATATGGCAGTCCGCCGAGTGCCAAACCGCCGCCATGAACATCACCCTGGGCGGCTCGATCCAGTCAAACATCACATTCCAACCCGAACCGAGCGACCTCCAGCTAACGCTACAGTCCTGGACATTCGACCCGTCTAACAATTCGGCCATACGATCAGGCACCCGCGTCCGCGTACGCATAGACGACGGCATCATCGACGAAACCCTATTCGCCGGGTTCATCGACACCATCGGCGTAACCTACCGAGCCGACGGCCCAAACCTCATACAGATAAACGCATTCGACGGACACAAACGCCTGGTAAACCACCGCATCGAAACCTGGGATACAACAGGCTACGGCGCGGCAATCTCACCGACCGACCAAATCGACGAGATAGCAACAGCCACCGGTAACGTCCTATCGGCCGCCAGCGTCGCCCTGGGAGGACAAATACCAACATCCACAGCGACCAACGTAATCGCAAACACCTACCTCAATGACGCCCTACAGGTCGGCCTGGGCATCCTATGGATAAACCCAAACACAGGCGAGCTCGAGGTCAGAAACAGACCCCTAGCAACCGAGGGCGGGCCAACCACCTACCACATAGGCAATAACCACCCCGCGCCAGGCGAGAGCGACCCATACCACCTATGTATGAGCGACATCAAAGTCCGCTCAAACAGCGACAGCGGCCTAAACAACCTAAAAGTTTCACTAACCTCAAACCCCGCCACCTCGGTCGTAGTACTAAACCAGGACACGATCGATTTATTCGGTGAGTTATCCGAGGACATCGCAATCAATACCACAAATGCCACCGAGCTAACGCGATGGGCTAACGCCGTATTCGCAGGAGCGCCTACCAAACAAGTCGATAGCGTAACGACACCGGCGATAGATCGTTTAGGCAACCTCACAAACGCAGCGTTTTTTACGCCCGGCACCCTAGTCGGCGTGGATTATGAAACAGACAACATACACATAACCGATTACTACACGATAGTTAGAACACGTCAATCCGTCGATGTAGATAATTGGTTCACTACGATAGAACTCTGGAAGGAGTTTTAAATGGCATACAAAGTATTCGCTAACGGGTTCACGCTAAACGCATCCGAGCTAAACACCTACCTAATGAACCAGTCGGTGATCGTATTTGCCGACAGCGCGGCCCGAGCATCGGCCCTAACACCATCCGAGGGTATGGTCACCTACCTACAGGACACAAACGCCCTCGAGTTTTACAACGGTACAGCCTGGGCAACCGTCGGCCAGGACACCACACTAACTAACGTATTGATAACCGCACCGCGCGAAACCACAAACATCCAGGCAGACGCAACCTCTGGAACCGAAAACCATAACGTCCTATCCGGCTCACACATGTACCACACCTCAAACGCGGCCGGTAACTTTACCCTAAACGTCCGCGGCAACGTTAGCACCACCCTGGACAGCCTACTAAGCGTCGGCCAAACAACCACCGCCGTATTTAGCAACACGAACGGCGCGACCGCCTACTACCTAACGGCGCTAACAATCGATGGCAACGCGCAGACCGTCAAATGGCAGGGCGGAACCGCACCAACCGCGGGCAACGCCTCCAGCATCGACGTCTACACGTTCGCAATAACGAAAACAGCCAGCGCAACGTTTATGGTCCTAGGCTCCTTAACTAAGTTTGCCTAATGCCTCTACTAACGACATTCGCCGGCGACGCGCTAAACGCTTATGGCTTTAGCCGGGGAGCAAGTACACCCACAGGTTTTGAGTTGATTAGTACCAGTTTTATATCAAGTACTACAAGCTCCGTAACTTTTAGCGCAATACCCGCAAACTACACCCACCTACAACTACGAATTGTTGCGCGTAATACCGCGGCCGTATCCTCGAGCAATACGACCCTACGTTTCAATGGCAACACAAGCGGAACCTACGGTTATCAGTCATTCCGAGGATCAGGATCTACGTTATCCAGCCCTAACAGCGGCAGTTACCAAACCTCTCTCTGGATAGGCGACAGCCCAGGAGCGTCGGCCGCCTCTAGCACTTACAGTTTCCTAATTGCCGACATCCTGGATTACGCAAATACCAACAAACTAAAAACCGTAAAAACATTCGGCGGAAACGCCGGATACCAAGACGTAAGTATTTTCAACGGAATATGGAATAGCACCGCCGCCATATCATCCATTACAGTTGGCGACATCATCGGCAGTACATCCTTCGCCGCTGGTAGCCGCATATCACTTTACGGACAGGGATCATAATGCCAAGCGCGTTCACACCATTAGCAAACACTACGCTAGCATCGGCCGTCACAAGCATCACATTCTCAAGCATTAGCAGCTCATACCGGGATTTATTCCTAGTCCTCAAGCTAGTCGGCGGCACCGGCTCACAGCCCCTCATAAAGGTAAACAACGACGCCGGTACAAACTACAACGGCACACTAGTCCGAGCCAACGGTACAACAATATTGGGAACCAACATAAACGCCTATAACTACGGCGCGACCTTATCTTTATACGCCAGTAATTCTGGATCTAATGATCTCTTTTATGACGTTTGGATGCCGGATTACGCAACCACAGATAAGCACAAAACGCTGCTAATTAGAGCAAACGGCGCGGGCTCGGGCGTCGAGATGAACGTTAGTAAATGGAACTCTACAACGGCCGTGACCTCTCTAGTTATCTATTTTACCAGCGGCAATTTTGGCATCGGAACCACCGCAACCCTATACGGAGTGTCTGCCTAATGTACGGAACCCTAATATCATCCACAACGGTCGGAGCCGGCGGAACATCGGGCGTCACATTCAGCTCAATCCCTCAAACACCATACACAGATTTGATAGTTGTTATATCTGGTCGTTCTAGCGGATCTGGAAACACCGCTTTAAATCTCAACGGTTCGGCATCCGGTTTCAGCTCTAAAGCTATGTACGCGTTCTCCAGCGCAACCCAAGCAACATACAACGGAGCGACTGATATCGGCCGCGCAACGGGTTCAAGCGACCAGGCTAACAATTTTGGCGCGATGACCATACGTATACCAAACTACACAAACGCAACAAACAAACCGTATTCTGTCGATGCCACGGCCGCCAGCTACAACGGCGGCTACGTAACGGTTTATGGCGGCGTATGGAGCAACACAGCAGCCATAACAAGCGTCACAATAAACGCACCATCGGGTACCACATTCGTCCAATACACAACCGTTTACCTATACGGCATTACCAAGGGCAGCGGCGGCGCGACCGTCTCATAACAAAGGAAACTAAAAATGGCAACTAAAGCAAAACCAACCCGCATCGAGGTAAATTGCGAGACCGGTGAAACCACCGTCATCGAGCTAACCGCCGAGGAGATCGCGCAGCTCGAGGCCGACCAGGCAGCGGCACAAACCGCCCAGGCAACCCTCGAGGCAGAACAAGCGACCAAGGCAGCGGCCAAGGCCAGCGCCCTAGCAAAACTAGAGGCACTAGGACTAACCGCCGAGGAGATCGCAGCCCTCTAATGCCCGAGACAACCGACCGCGAGCTACTAATAACCATCGTCAAAGACCTGGCAACACTTAAGGCCGAGATGAAAAGTTACAGCCAGCTCGAGGCCGACGTCCGCGAATTACAGAAAAAGATTTATTTGTTTATGGGATTTGCCGGCGCTATCGGCGGCTCCATCGTAGCAATCGCACAGAGAGCCATAGGAGGCTAAACATGGCAACCAAGTCAGTAACCGTTCAAACATTCCACCCGGCCAAGCCATCGCGCATTAGCGACAAGTTTGGAACCCATGGCGAGACCCGTAAAAAACTAGGACTAGGCCCACACCGCGGCCTGGACTACTCAGTCCAAACAGGCACCGACCTAATCGCCATCGGCACCGGTCGCGTAAAGAACATCGGCGAGACCAAAATCCTCGGCTACTTTATCGAGATCAGCGCCCCGGTAATCATCGACGGCAAGCTCGAGGTAAAGATTTTCGGCTACTACCACCTGGCAACAGATCAGACCCTCGCCTATAAAATAGGCGACCCCATCAAGGGCGG